CAGCAGTTTAACGTCATGGAAGAGTTTGCCAAGCAGTCGGCGCACAACATGCAGAACGCGTTTTCGCAGTTTTTTTTCAAGGCGTTTACGGGCGAGCTTCGCAGTGTCAAAGAGGTGTTCGCGAATTTCGGCCGGGCGGTTCTGCAGATGATCTCGAACATCTTGGCGAAGCTGTTACTCATAAAGATATTTACGGCGATGGCCGGTGCTGGCGGCACGATCTTCGGTGTGCCGGTGGCGAGTTTGTTCCATAGCGGAGGAACGGTCGAAAAGCGCAACCGGGCGTTTATCCTGGCGCATTCTGGCCTTGCCCCGGATGAGGTGCCGATCATCGCGCAAACGGGCGAAGGCGTGCTTTCCCGCAGGGGAATGCAGGCATTGGGCGGGTCGGATAACTTGCGCGCGCTTAACCGCGGGGAATCTATGCGCGGGGAAGGTGTCACGATCAACGTCAATCAGGTGATTCAGGCATGGGATGCGCAGGACGTTTGGCGCAACCGCAAGATGCTTTCCAATGCCATTGCCGACGATATTTACAATAACGGGAAGATCCGTTCGGTGATCAGGAGTTACGCATGAGCGATTTTAATTATCTACCGGATTTTGTTTTCGAAGAGACGCTGGAATGCAAGACGCTTATTTCGGAGTTCGAAAGCGGCGTTGAACAGCGCAGGCGCAAGTGGGCGGCACCGTTACGCAAATGGCGGCTCAGGTTTTCCAGCCGGTCAAAGGCGGATATGGAAATGGTGCGGAATTTCTTTTCCGCGAAGTACGGCTCATTTATGGCGTTTACATGGACGAATCCGAACGATGCCGTGGAGTATACGGTTCGGTTTGCCGAGGACAGTTTTAAATACACGATGAAGGCGTACGAGGTGTACGACTTTGAGTTCGATTTTATAGAGGTGAAGTAATGCCTAGAAATGTCAGCCCTTTATTTATCAGCGAGAAATCGAAGCAGGAGAACGCTCCCATCTTTTTATACGTTCTCGAAAAGTACGACTCCATTAATGATTTGAGGATCGCGGGGTTCGATCAGGATGTGACGTATCAGGGAGAGGTTTATTCGAAGTTCCCGGTCACGCATGAGTTTATCGGCGAGAACAATCAGGGGCAGATCGATCAGGTCAAGGTGCGGCTGGGGAATGTTTCACGCCTGATTCAGCTATATCTGGAGCAGTTTGATCTGCGCGGGAAGAAGGTCACGATCCGCATGGTCTGGGCAGACCATCTGACGGACCCGGACGCGCATATGGACGACGTTTTCTATATCGACAGCTATACGGCAGATCAGAAGAACGTGGAGTTCACTTTAACCGGCAAGTTCGATGTTCTAGGCGTTGATCTGCCCGCGCGCAGGTACGCGCGCAATTACTGCGCGTGGAAGTTCAAGTCGCCCGAATGCGGGTATATCGGAGGAGAGGTTTCATGCAACAAAACCAAACAGCGGTGCAAGGTGCTGGAGAATTACCACCGGTTCGGGGCGTTTCCATCCGTGCCGACGCGAAGAATCTACGTGATGTAGAAAAGGCGATCATCGGCAAGTATCTCGGGATACCGTATCGACACAGGGGCCGGACGATAGACGGGCTGGACTGCTGGGGGTTTCTAAAACTCGTCTATGCGGATCTCGGTTACAGGCTTTTCGATATTGAGGATCTGGAATACAGCAAGGTGTGGGGTTTAAGCGGCAAGGACTATTTCAGGGAGCATTACGGCCACGATTGGGATCGCGTTGAAACGCCGCAGGTTTTGGACGGGATATTGTTCGTCAATTCGAAAGGAGTGGCAAATCATGCGGGGATCGTTCTTTCGAAAAGGCGTTTTATCCATTGTTGCCGTCAGGGGGTTGTGGTGTCGCGGCTCGATGATGTGTCGTGGAAAACAAAAACAGAAGGTTTCTACAGGTTAAAAAATGATATCCGTTCGTAATATCGACAATCCGTTCAAGCCGGAAGAGGCTCCGGTTCTGGAATTCACCTATTCCAGAAGCAAATCCGTGCGCGAATATCTTGAGCATTCCGGCTTCGATTATAAAGACAAACGCGTCATCGTGACCGGCAAACGCATTGAAGATCTGGATTCGCGTATTGAAGAGGGCGACGAGATCGTGGTAGCGCCGGAGGTCAAAGCGCCGGTGGTAGCAGTTGTTTCGTTTATCATCTCGGCAGTCTGGGCGGCCGCGGTGGCGCATCCGTTTCTTTTCACGTTCTTTGTCCTCTCGATGGGGTATGCCATTTATCAGTACATGAATCAGCCGAAAATGCCGGATTTCAATCTCGGCTCGGCCGGGATGGATGAGGGTTCGCCCACGTATGGCTGGGACGGCGTTCAGACGATTCAGGAGGTCGGCGTGCCGGTAGCGGTGGTCTACGGCGAGCACCGGGTCGGCGGCAATATCATCAATCAGTTTCTATGGGAAGACGGTGACAAGCATTATTTGAATGTGCTTCTGGCTGTCTGTGAAGGCGAGATCGAATCGATAGAAAATATCGAGCTTAACAATAATCCAATCGATAACTTCGAAGGCGTTGCGGTCAACAAGCGTTTCGGTACGAATTACCAGAGCATGATCCCGAATTTCGAGGATCTGCACAATATTTATCCGGTCAGCGCCAACCTCACGCAAAACAATCCGTACATTTACACCACGGTCGATCTGGATGTCGAGGCGTTTGAGATTCACCTGCGGCTTAATAACGGCCTCTATCAGCAGAATTCCAGCTCCGGGGATATCCAGAGCTGGAGCGTTACATACCGGGTTGAATATAAAGAGCATTCTTCAGGAACGTATATCGATCTGGGCGAGACGACGATTTCGGCGCAGTCGCGTTCATCAGTCAGGCGCGTATTCCGCAAGGCCGGTCTTACGCCGGGCCAGTACGATATCCGCATTACCCGCACCAGCGAGGATAGTTCGCTTCAGCCCTTAAAACAGGGCGATCTTCTTTTGTTTCAGATCGATGAACTCAAGACAGACGATTTGAGCTATCCGAACACCGCGCTTCTGGGGCTTCAGCTTCTGGCTACCGACCAGCTTTCGGGATCCATGCCGAATATTACCTCGATTGTAAAGGGGCGGAAGGTTTCGGTTCCGGATGTCAAAAACGGCACGGATCCGGTTGCTTGGGATGATTATTACTGGGACGGTGCAGATTATCGTTTGCTTGCGGACGACACCTTGCTTTCGTGGGACGGCGTGTCGTTTGCCCAGAGATATTCAGCGAATCCGGTCTGGTGCCTCAGGGATTTTATTATCAACAGCCGGTTCGGGCTGGGTGAATTTATTGCATCAGAAAATCTGGATCACGCGTCGCTTCTTGAAATGTCGCAGTATTGCGAGGAGAGGGTTCCGGACGGCCAAGGCGGATATGAGAAACGATTCCGGATGGATGTGGTGATCGACAGTAACAACAAGGCTCTTGATGTCCTGATCCAGCTTTGCGCTACGTTCAATGCCATGCCGGTATACAGCGCGGGCGGTCTGGCTTTTAGGATCGACCGGCCGACAACGCCGACACAGCTCTTTGGTATGGGCAGTATCGTCAAGGATTCCTTTGCGCAGAGTTGGAAGACCTTGAAAGAGGTGCCGAACGTTATCGAGGTTCAGTTCACCGATAAAGAGAAAAACTATCAGCAGGAAACGATCGCGTACATCGATGAGGAGTTATTGGGATCAGGCGAGCCGATGCGCAAGAGCCAGATTCGGCTTTTTACGACAAGGGGAAGTTATGCCATCCGCGCGGCGCGCTATGCCTTGAAGGTGGCGCGGTATATCAACCGGTCGGTTAGTTTTAAGGCCGGGATCGATGCGGTGGCTTGTCAGGCAGGGGATGTTATCTCGATATCGCACGATGTTCCGCAGTGGGGATTTTCCGGCCGGGTGCAGGACGGCAGTACGGATGTGCTGGTCAAATTAGATCGCGCCATGTTCATTGAGGACGGCAAGTCCTACAAGATTCAGGTTCGCTTCGCGGACGATACGATCGAGGAGCGGCTTATCACATCGCCGACCGGAACGCATGCGGAGGTTTCGTGCGAGGCGTTTTCGCAGGATCCGCAGGGCTTCGATGTGTACGCGATAGGCGAAACAAACAAGGTCAAAAAGGATTTCAGGGTCGTATCGATCCAGCGCGAAGGCAAGAGCGAGGTTCTGATATCCGCGCTGGAATATAACGAAGCGGTTTACGATGATTCGGACATTATCCTGCCCCAGAACAACTATTCGTCTTTATCGAGCGAGATCCCGGCTGTCAGCAACCTCAGTCTGACCGAGTCGCTGGTCAAGAAGGCAGACGGAACGATCGAGAACGCGATCGATGTCTGGTTCGACCGCCCAGCCTATGTGGATCATTTCGTCAAGTCGTATGCCAAGGCAAAAATATATATCAGCGATGATGATGGTTTAAGCTGGCGCGCGCGGGGAGAAACCTCGGGAACGAATTTCAGGATCATCGGAGATATCGTTGACCACCAGACCTACAAGGTCAAGGTGACCTCGCTCGATTCCCTGAACGAAGAGAGTTCTCTTGCGACCGCGCCTGAAAGCACGATCACGATTGTCGGCAAATCGGCCCCGCCTTCGGATGTGCCGTCATTTCTGGTTAACCGCAACAGGGACATGCTTTATTTCGGCTGGACGCCTATTCCGGATGTGGATGTGTGGGGGTATGAGATCCGGCGCGGCCTTGATTGGGAAAGCGCGGAGTTCATCACGCTTCAGCAGGGGACGCATTACCTCACCAAGGATGTCAAACGCGGCATCGGCCAGCGGTATTGGATCAAGGCGATCGATACGTCCGGAAATTATTCTGTGAACGCAAAGGAGGCGGTGGTCACGATCACTGAGATTCCATTCAGGAATATTATCGCGGAGTATCAGGAACAGCCGCTTTGGGCAGGCGCGATGAATAACATTGAGAAGGAAGGCGAGTCGATCGTGATCACGGACGGGGTCATGTCCGGGACGTATACGACCCCGGTCAGGGATTTCGGCTATGTGGCCAGCGTCTATATCGGGATCGATGTGATCGTTTCGACCTCGCTGGGCAGGCGGTTTGACAGCGATGGGGTGACAAAGTTCAACGACAGTCCGTCTTACCGGTTTACCGGTCAGGAAACCCTGCGCGCGGCCGGTTTCCGGATCCGCACTTCTGAGGACAACATCACATGGAAAGATTGGGAGGATTACCAGCCCGGGGATTATTACTGCCGGTACTTTCAGATAGAACTCACGCTTTACCGCGAGAATATCGGCGATGAGATCACCTGTTCGACTTTTCAGTATTTCGGCGATCTGCCGGATGTCGATGATTATGGCAACGATACGGTTGTTTCGGCGGTTGATGGCAAACAGGTGTTTTTCGGCAAAACGTATCACGAAGAGCCGAGCGTTCATATTGAGATTCGAAGCGGTAGCGGTATCTATTCGCAGTTTACGGACAAAAGCATCACCGGCTTTACGGTGAAGCTGTATGACGCTCAAGGCGTGACACAGGCGGGCATGTTCGACTGGCACAGCCACGGGATTTAGGAGGCGCGATGGCTAAGGGATTGATTCCATACAAGGTGGTGATTGAGTTTGAGAACGGCGAGTTCTTGAACGGGGTCATTTTATATAAGGTCAATGACGGGGGCGAGATCAGCCGCTTGAGAAGCATCGGCATAAAAGACGCGGCGTTTAATAAATCGACTTTGAACGGTGTGTTGCAGAAGTTTATCAAGCACGCGAACCAGTCGGAAGGAGTAATCGATGGACAAGTTGATCTGTAGCAGATGCAAGAAAGAAATACCGGACGACATGGCGTATGTGTCGGTCAAGGGCGAGATTATTTTACGCATGCCGAAAAGGAAACCGATTGTTTTTACCTGCGCGGAGCAGGCGGAGAATTATGCCCGGCAGATGACGCTACACGATGTTTGCTGGATTCAGATGCTACGCGAGCATGGCATCGAGCTTCACGACATGAACGCGGTTGCCGAGACGTATCAGAAAAGAGAGGTGGGCGATGGCTTGGGACAAGACTAAACCGGAAAACGACATGCTGTTGATTAATTTTCCTCCGGCGTGCCGGGCCAACTGGGAGGCGCTGGAGCTTTTGACGGACCCCGCGCTTCAGATAACCAACGACAAGGTTTCCCCGGGTGCCGGTATCGAGGATACGAAGCTGGCGCAGATAACCTCGGCCAGCAAGGTGAGCGGTACGGCTTTGACAGGTCTTGCAAGCGTGCCAGCGGCCGCGGGTGTTCTGCCGACCGAGAATGCACCCAATAAATTGAAGGCAGATGTCAGCGATACGACGCCGGAGTATTTGGACGGCCTTATTGATCCTGCGATGTTTCAGGTCTCGGCAGCGGATCAGTTGCAGTTGAAGGATGGCGGGGTATCGACAGCGAAGCTTGAGAACGGTGCGGCATCGCCCGGCAATAACAAGTATTACGGGACGAATGCCTCCGGCACAAAAGGCTTTTTCGACAAGACGGCGGTTTACGCCTCGTAAGGAGATCTATGGCTCATAAAATGCCGCCAAAACAATGTTCATCGAATACACCGGCTTGGACGGATCCGGTGCTTACAGATCTGTCTATGAAGGTGCGCAAGGTGCATATCGATGAGCTGAGGTCGTTTTTAAATACCGAGTTTGTCCGGCGCGGGCTTACGCAAGCGTCTTTTACGGACCCGACTATTACTGCTTTGGTGACCGAGATCCGGAAGGTGCATGTGGATCAATTGCGTACCGAACTGGCGGCATGCAAATCGGGCCGGGGAGAATCGGGATATTGCCCGCAGGACAGTTCCGGATGTATGGATTTCACTGATCCGACGATTACGGCGCTTTCAACTGAGGTTAGGGGGATTCATTTCCGGCAGATGATACAGAAAGTTCAGGCGCTCATGACCGGCTGTATCTGTGAAACCGAGCAGTGCCAGTATTGCGCGGACTGCGGATATCACTATACGACGTGTTCGCATGCGGGCGTGGCGTGCGATGACCATAAATACTCGGAATGTCACCACTCGATCAATCATTACTGGAATTGCGCCAGCATCAACCTGCCGTCAGCGGCAGAGCATCCCTATAAATCAGCAAACCCGCCGGTGGCATGGGATGGCTATGTGCCGTGGGACTGGTGTGTGTATACGCCTCCGGGATCGAACTGGGGGACGTGCGAGTATCAAGGCGGGCATAACCATAGCGCGTGGAATTGTAAATGTAACCCTTATTCATGGTGAGGAAATGTTTCAGGATCAGATAAAAGCACAGGAAGTATCTTTTAAGATCGCGCGGCTTGAAGGCGAAAACGCCGTCAGCGAGCTGGTGAATTGGTGCAGGAATAATCTCGACGAGTTGACCGTTCAATGTTTCACGCACAAGCGGTTTATGAGCGTTCAGGCGCTCATAGATGCGCTGTGCGAGGTTTACCGGGAACTGGGAGTCGAAGGTGACAAGGGGAATATTTCGGCGTTTGTTTTGTTTCTGGCCGGTAAGCACAGGGACAAGATTTACGCCTCGCATGTGGTTGTACTTAACGATATGCATCGCACGATTTTCAAAGACAAGCTCGGGCTTGATATCGAAGAGATTGAACCGGGCTTAAGCAAGCTGGATTGGAGGACGGATGCCGGTATTTGAGCTTAAGAACAGCAAGGCATGCGGCGATCTGCCGCTACAGTGCCGGGAGGTGATCAAACGGTACAAGGCCGAAGGCATGTTCGATATCGGTTCGATAACGGACGGCAAGCAGGAATACACCACGGTCTATTTTCTGATGACGCAGGACTGCAATCTGCGCTGTGCTTATTGCTATCAGCCTAAAGAGTTCAGGCAGAAAGACACCGGGATCACGCGGGATGTCATCGATGCGGCCGTTGACTGGGCCTCGCGCACGTTCGATGAACGGCACATCAAGTTCAGCATATTCGGCGGCGAGCCGTTCTTGAATTTCCCGATGGTGCAGTACCTTTGCGATACCTATTGCATGTACCGCTATGTGGTGACAACGAACGGGCTGGTTCTTTTGAATAATCCGGAAATCCGCGAGTGGGTCTTGAGGCATAAATACCACTTCAATTTAAGCGTCAGCATATCGGCATTGCGCGGTGTTCTGGGAGAGGGATATCTGGATAAGGCAGGCGCGGTGCTTGATCTCGTGAAGGCCAACGGCGGGGACGTTCATTATGTGGTCGATGATCCGGAGCGGCCGGGGATTTATGAGGAAATCATCCGGCTTTATGAATACGGTGTGCCGGTGGTGCGGATATCCTCGGCCCGGCATTGGGATATGGTCAGGGACAAGAATGAGCAGTTTAAGAAATTGTTCAGGCGTATTGCGGATTACGTTTACTTTTCAGGCGAGCCGAAGTTCGGCCGTAGCCAATGGGATATTGCGTTAAAAAATAACATTTACCGAAAATTAAAAGGCATCGGGCTCAAGGACGTGCCGCCGACTTTTTGCGGATGCGGGTATCTGTATTTAGCCGTGAATAATAAAGGTGAGATATATCCGTGCGATTTCTTTGCCAACTATCCGGAGTTCAAGATCGGCGATGTGTGGAAGGGGTTTAACGATACGGCGTTCTTTTTCAAAAAGATGGGCGATTGGATCGATGAGCTTTATGAGCATTGCCGTGATTGCGAGGTTTGTTTTGATGGTGATATCCGCTGTTGCCCGCGGGCAATGTGTCTGGCCGAGAATTACACCGTGACCGGTAATCCCTTGAAACCGGCAGCGAACCACTGCTGGGCGAACCGGATTGAGACGGCCACGTATGAATACATAGCAAAGAAGGCGATCGAAACCGGTATCGATACCCTGTATTACAAGGGGACGGTGCGCAAATGAGGATCCCTGTCTATAAATCGGTTTATCTCTATTTGACGCATGCGTGCAATGCCAACTGCTCGTTTTGTTACCGAAGAGGATTGTTTGAGCGGAACAAGGTTTCATCGCTTGGGCCCATGAAGATGTCGATACAGACCGCGGATGATATTTTGGACTTTTGTTTTGCGAAGCTTCAGCTAGAGCCCAAGTTCACGATCTACTTCTGGGGAGGCGAGCCGACGGTCAACTTCGAGGTCATCCGGCATGTTATGGAGAGGTTTCCGCAGATGCTTTTTCATATGAACACCAACGGCGCGCTCATCGATGAGCGGATGTATGAGTTTTTCTCAAGGCACCGCAATATCGGGATCACATGGTCGTTCGGTAACTGTTATGAGAAATACGGCAGTCCTCAGGGGAAAGCGCAGGCGGAACGATGGATGCTGAAACTGGTCAAGGAAAACCCGAACCACAACGTGAATTTCATGGTGGTTGAATACGGCAAACTCAAAGAGGATTTTGATTTCATCGCGCGGGAAATCACCCGCAATATCACGATCGATCTTGCAACCCGGCATGATCATAAACCGGAAGATTTAGAGAGGTTCGCGGCGCAGTATTTCGAACTGCTTATCGAGCACGAAAAAGATGCGGATCTTTTTCAGACGCTTAATCCTGCGCTTCACAGCAACGCCTATGTGCGGGAGTTCGGGCTTAAGGCGCAGGTGCGGGAGTTTCACTTCTGCCGTACGGGCCTTGAGCGGCTTTTTATCGACACCGAAGGCGGTATCTGGCAGTGCGACAACATGTACATCTGCAGGCATAACTGGCTGGGATCGGTTTATGACGGCATCGATTACTCGAAACTGGATTACGTCTGGGAGATCGATGAGAACCGTGTGAAGTATCTGGGCAGGTTTTGCGAGAGTTGCGAGTTGTACAAGCGGTGCCCGCGCAATAAATGTCTGGGCCTTAACCTTGAGCATATGGGCAATATGTTCGATCCAGAGCCGGGCTATTGCGCTATGAACAAGGTTTTGGCCAAGGTCATTGATAAATATATCCAATTGGAAAAAGAGAAACGGGAGGGAGTTTATGTCTAACACGGAATTGGTCGGCGGTAAATCCAAAGACGAAATAAAGAGCATCGATCTGTTCATTACCGAGCAGTGCAACATGAAATGCGATTATTGCTTTCACCCCAAGGGTGAGGTGGTGCTGTCGGTCGAGCAGGGCAAAAAGATCCTTGCCCGGATGAAGGAAATAAGCCCTGCAGGCCTGCAGATCACGTTCTTCGGCGGTGAGCCGCTTCTGTATCCGCAGACGGTTTTGGAACTTGCCCTTTATGCCCGGGAGCTGTGGCCGCCGGATAAAGACGGACGGCATACCTCGACCTTTTCGATATCGACAAACGGGATGTATTTCGATGAGGCGGTATTTAGGAAATTTGCCGAGCTGGGCATGGCGGTTCAGGTGAGTTGTGACGGTGATGAAATCACGCATACCGAATACCGGCACGGGGACTATCCGCGCATCATCGAAAACATAAAGAATATTCTGGCGGTTAAGCCGGACATGAGCGTGCGCATGACGTTCACGCCCAAAACGGTCGGAAGGCTGGCGATCAACGTGCAGTACCTGCACGAGCTGGGCATTAAGAAGATCATGCATCACGCGGTTATGGAAGAGGACTGGACTCCGGAGGCGGTCGAGCAATACCGCTATCAACTGACGCAGATTTATCATTACCGTCGCTATTGTAAGCGGCAGGGCCTGCCGATCGAGATTGCGTTTATCGATAAACCGCTCAAGATCGTCAACGATGAGGTGCCGCCGGAAAAGGAATACTGTCAGGCTGGGAAGACTTATATCGCGATTTTAGATAACGGCGACGTCTATCCATGCCACAGAGCGGCCAGCGCGCGGATATTCAAGCTGGGGAATATCTTCGAGGCGCGGCCGTTCATTCGCGGAATATTTCTCAACATCGATAAAGAGTACACCGGGTGCTGGAAAAACTGTCCGCACGCCCGGACCTGCCACAGTTGCGTAATCACGCACTACAAGGTCAATCGGGAACTGACGGTTCCGGTAACGAAATACTGCCGGATATGCACGGTTGAGAGCGAACAAGCGCTGGGTTTTCTGCCGGTCGAACTGGCGGACAGGCGCGAGCGCATGCTTTTCAAAGTCGGGCAGGTTTTGGTGGATATGGCAAAACAAAACGAAGAAATCTTGGAATCGTTAAAGAAAACATAAGGAGGGACGGCAATGGCAAAAGTTATCAATCATGAGGAGATAGTGGTCGGCAGTTCAGCTGTAGCGTTGACCCCGGCGGTTTATGACCCGGGCAACGGGGTTTCGGCATCGTTTGCGATGATCACGGCTGAAGGCGGTGACATGCGGTATTTCGTTAACGGCCAGAATCCGAGCGCGTCATCGGGCGTGCTTCTGGAGGAGGGCGATATCGTTGAGCTCCCGTCTATTTATCACATCAAGGATTTCAGGGTGATAAAGTCGGGCGATGACGACGGAAAAATTACGGTCACTTACGAAGGCTAAAAGGAGGGCGCAAAATGGATCATATTAAACATCAGAAAAAGAACCGGATCATCACCCGGGTCAATGAGATCACCACGGAAGGCGGTTTGCCCAAGACCGGGCAGACGATGAGCTATCAGTTTGGTGATGATGGGATGTATCAAATGGGGTATCCGCTTGGCGGAGGTCAAAGGTTTATTGATAACGGTGACGGGACGGTAGTCGATACCGTGACCGGCCTTATGTGGATCAAGGATCCGCAGGCGGCAGGGCTGAGTATGACGATGTACTGGTATGACGCGATCAACGCCTGCGAAAACTTGGTTTTTGCCGGGCATGACGATTGGCGCATGCCGAATATCAACGAATTAATGTCTATGGTAGATCATTCCCGGTACGATCCGGCATGGGACACGATGTTTTTTGCGTATCCCCCAGATACATGGACTCCGTTCTGGTCATCAACAATTTGCGCACCGTGGACGGACGGGGCGTGGTGTATGTATCCGTATGACGGATATAAAACAACGTACGGCAGGCCTTGGGATATGTGTTATGTGCGGCCGGTTCGCGGCGGGCAGGCATAAAAAGGAGGATTTCAAATGGCAAAACCTACAATTGAATTCAAAGACGGAAAGAAAATCGTGACGTATCCATCGGGTGAAAAGCAGGAGCACACGAAAGAAAGTTTGACCACTGCAAAGCAGATGTTTATGAAACGCAAGGAGAAGATCGATGAGCAGATCGCACTCATCGATGATGACATCAAGAAGATCGGATAGGGTTTATGAAAAATGAAGGAAGCTGGACAAGGTTCATCACGCCGGTATTGGTGACGATCGTTATTTTCATGCTCGGTACGGTCATTACGCAGGTCAACCGCATCGATGAGAAGTTGTTTCATCATTTGGCCAATGACGAGATTCACATGCCGCGGGCACTGTATGTGTCCAAGGCCGAGTTCGATATGCAGAGCCGGTTTATAGAAAAGGAGAACGACCGGATCATTAAGGCGATCGATGAGCTGAGGAAGGATTTAAAGAAAGGAGCGGTGCAATGATTACGATCAAACTGATTATTGCCTTCGCGCTGGGCGCGGTGGTCGGGGGATTGGGGATGTTCTTTTATCTGTGGTTAAAGGGCAAGGTGCAGGATGGCGGAAAACGAAAGATTTAGCGTCCTTAAGTTTTTGGGCAGTTTCGTTCAGTGGTTGCCATGGGTCAAGACCGCGCGTTATGCGATCGGGATCGCGGCGATCGGGCTCATTGGCTTGACGATCTATAAGGCTTTCTTCATGCCGACTCAGACAACGAAGCAGGAGACGCATATCATTGCCCAGCCGGGCGCGCAGGTCACGATCGACCAGAAGCGCGAGGAGAAGAAGTCCGGTCTTGAGGTTCATCCTTTTGTCGAGGGGTACGGTTTTGCGGAATCCGACGACCGAAAAGGGGTTGGGGCCAAGGCCGGGGTGCGGGTAGATTTCTAAAGACAAAGGCCTTGCCAACTATGAAACCGTATGGCCCTATACCCTCGAAAGGAGGGGATGTTTATGGTTCGTGAAAACATGACGGCAAAAAAGACGCGGTATATCAGCGTCAGGAACGGCGGCGAGGAAACGTACGTCGAAAACATTCCGGTGTTGGGCCGGATGCGCGATCATCTTCCGGCCGCCAAGTTGCGTCTGCGAGAGATCCAGCGGGTCATGCCGCTGGGCAAATGGTCGATCACGATTGAACAGCAATGGAAGGATGCGGGCGTTACGCATTTCCAGATGCTGGATGTCGTGACCGGAAAGTTGCAGGAGTCTGTCCTATGAAAAAGGAAGTCGGAGGAGTCAATCAGTATGTCTTTACGCACGGCAAACGACCGTCCGGCAAAGGCACTTGGGCGTTCCAGGGCGATGACGGCAAACTGGTCTTTATTACCGGCTTGTATTCGGAGGCCAAGAAGCAGGCGCTTAAGACGATCAAAAACCCTGTACTGCAAACTTAAGGAGGATTTGTGATGGTTAAGAAAGCCAAGAAACAAAAAGTCGCGGAAGGTTCAGCATCACCCAAGGAAGGAATCGTTATGCATATCGGGGCCTCGCGCAACGAGTTGATGCTCGCGGCCAAGGATCGCGGAGTCAAAAACTTCCGTGTGCTCAACAAGCAGGAGCTGGCGGATGTTTTGAAGAATATCGGCGATCAGAAGGCGGTTGACGCGATCGTAGCCGGGGCCGTGGCCCGGTGGAAGTCCGGCTGGGGAAAGAAGAAGGTGCAGAATGAAAGTCAATGCTGAGATCGAATTAAAGGTCGAAATGGGCGGGGTATCGCATGACGGAACTGGCTGTCAGGGATACCTGCCGGATGGAACGCGTTACGAGGATGTCGTTCGGGTTTTCGGTGGGCCTCAGCTCGGCGCTTCACCGGACGGCAAAATCAAGGCCGAGTGGGTCGGCCGGATCAACGGCCTTGTGTTCACGATCTACGACTACAAATCGAAGCTGGATCCGGAGCGCAACACCGATTGGCATATTGGAGGCAAGCAGAAGTTCGTCGCGGAGCTGGTGAATTTATATTTCAAAGCACATTAATCTCTCGACGGTGCTTGGTAAGCCTCCGCTGGTAAAAGCTGGCGGAGGTTTTTTATTGCCAAGAATTATCGAAAATCGTTTTATCCTAAATACTTGTGTGATATAATGTACAATAATGTTAAATCACATTCCGGAGGGATTTTTATGCTTCTCAAGGGTTATTTAACCGTACGTCAAGTTGCCAAAGAACTGGGCCTTACTGAATATAGAATTCGGCAACTTATCCGTGAAAAACAGATCCGCGCGACCAAGATCGGACAGTGGCTAATCAAGCCGGAAGACCTCAAACATTTTATCAAAAGCAGGAGTAATGTGTAGGCTTGGGAAGATCGTATATCAAGGGGTGGGCAATTGATAACTTTTACGGAAGTGAAAAAAATTAACACTGATAATGTCCCTATCGATCCATTTTGGAATATTGGAGATGAAAGGGAATTAAAAATGCATCGTATCCATGCTTATCCGGCAAAATTTCCAGCGTTTATAACGACGAAAGCTTTGGGTTATGCAAAGCAAAGTAGTTTGACCATAAATAGGATGGCTGATGTCTTTTGTGGATGTGGTACCGTAGCGTTTGAGGCCAAAAGAAACAAGATTGATTTTTGGGGTTGTGATATTAGTCCTGTTGCCACTCTTATAGCAAGGGCAAAAAGCAAAAAATATAAGAAGGAACAGATAGAAAAATATTATTTGCTTATCTTAAATGATTACAAGTCTTTAGATGGCGATCGCTCAGTATATGAATTAGCAAACGAACGGCTGAAATATTGGTATGACGAGAGACATTTTAACGATATTTCGCGACTCAAGAAAGCAATTGAAAGAAATGTGCCTAATAAGAGCGAATATCGACCATTTTTTATGTGTGCTTTTTCAAATATTCTGAAGGCATCTTCGCGATGGTTAACAAAATCTATTAAGCCGCAGATTGACCCAAAAAAACGGCCAGTGGATGTCATGCAGGCATTTATGGATCAAGTAGGTTTTATGATTGATGCTAATGTCGAGAGCGATGTTGGTGGCGGATCGCATGCAGAAATTGTAACCGCCAATTTTCTGGATAAATCGCTTAAGCGGCCAACTGTCGACATGATTGTGACCAGTCCTCCATATGTAACTTCATATGAGTACGCGGATCTTCATCAATTGTCTTCATTGTGGTTAGGATACGCAGATGATTATCGGCACTTAAGAGATGGATCTATTGGGAGCCGATTTCATCAGTATAATTTTGAGCGGGAATTGAAGCGATTGAATAAAACTGGATCGCAAATAGTTTTTAGATTGATTAATCGCGATAAATCCAAAGCTCGAGCTGTGGCAAAATATTTTTTGGATATGCAACATGTCGCCGATAATTGTTATTCAATGTTGTCAAAACAAGGCATGGCTTTGTTTGTTGTTGGGAATACAGAATACAAGGGGATTCGCGTAGATAACGCGAAACATTTGTCGGAAGCTTTGATCGATGCGGGCTTCAAAAAAATTCTTATTACGAAAAGAAAGATTACTAGGAAAATATTAACACCATTCAGAGATCATTGCGGAAGATTTTCGTCTAACCACAATTGTCGGAAAGTCTATTCCGAGGAATTCATTGTTATCGGGAGGATATAA